CATAGCACCAAGACCCGACATGTCCCGGATCAGAGCAAGTACGCGTTTCCATGCACCCTCATTCATTGAACAAGGCACTGCAACTGGGAATTGAGTCTTCAGCTTGCTGTACAGCTCCAAAGCAACTGGATCAAACGCAGGTGAGATACCCGAGTATTGATACAGAGCCGACTGGGTGTCAGGCTGCAATTCCATGCAATTCCAAACCTTCAAAGTGGCACTATTGGCATCCTCCGCTCCAGTGGTGATTTTCATCACGATAGAGTTCAGGTTACCCATGCCCGGCAATGTGGTCCCGGCGGCAGCGACCAAACGCTTATCCGCGGTGATGTTGGAACCCGTAGCACCAGCAGTGTATGTTATGCCTTCGCAGAAATCCTGCCACTCAAAATCAGTTGACTTATCAAAAGCGTAGGTGAAGGCTCCGTTAATGAAACCATGAGACAAGTTGTCTCTTGGCACTAATGGAACCACACCCTGTAACCCTTGTATACGTTTCAGGACCAAACCATAGACGGCCGGAGCCGCATCTGGGCCCCTGACCGATTCAGCCAGGTTCAGATCCACACGCCAGACAGACAAATTGCCGCCCCAGCGCATTTGATTCGTAGTTGGGTAAAGGCCCACTGCTAATGAAGCATACCTGAATTTCGAGAAGTTATTCTGCACACTGGCACCGTTGCCGAAGTTGGTTGCGAAAGTTGGAAATGGCACGCCAGTAAACAATAGAGGATCAGCTCCAATTGGTACCTCACATTTGAAGTACGCATAACCAGGCACTGGGGCGCTCAAAATATAGGTATCAGTGTTTGGTGTGAACACGATCCCCGTAGTTGAACAATCCTTAATGCCCAATGTACGACCATGGAACTTATCTGGTATACCCATTCCTGGGTCAACTGAAAAGTCCGGCGATGCAAAGGCACATTTTAGGAACGCTTGGCCGGCTGGACTACACATTGAGTATAAGTCCACCCCAGTTCTTCTGCTCCTCCGGTTGATTTTCGGCACCGGTCCGGTCCTCTGACTCGCTGGTCCCCTTGGAACTAACGCTCTATTACTCACTGGCAGTTGCAGGGCTCGGTTCGCCCGCTTTTGCTTCCTCGCTCTCCTTCTCCTTGTCATCCTCTCACAGGGGAATTATGAAACCGGACGGCAATCGCTCTCCTAAGGTTATCACAGGATCGCTTGCCGGCCTCATAATGTCCATATTTTCGAGTGCCATTTGCTGATCTGGCGTCAAACCCCACGCGCACTCGTAACTGCGTCGGGTAACGTCTTTCACACCTACCTCTTTGACATTCCATGGCTTTACCTTCATCCGCTTCGCCTCATAATGACGGTCCGTTTCGATGTATTTCCCCGCACCGAACTTAATCAACTTCCAGCCTATAGCCTGCATGATAGGCATACCATAGTTAAGCGCTACCTCACACATTCCAACACTTTTGATGTGTCTAGGGATGTGGTTAAGCGCTCTCCTGTTGGTCACCCATGGCATACGAGCAAGCGCTCGATACGGATTTCGTGTGAAATGCCACGACACCCCATCGAACACCGGCCGACATTGACAAAATTCTATGCGTTCTAACTCCGTCACAACATCTAATTTGGTTGACATGCCAAATTTTTCAAAAGAATCAAAGTCGCAATGTTTCAAGTCTGCTCTGTCGACTATGATAACACTGTCATCCCCATCAATATAAAATGCTGCCTTTACCTTCCGCGTATAATACCTCAGCATCCCATAATTGATAATGGAATTACCAAGCCCGGTATTCTGATCACCACTCATACGTGTTCCTTTGGTTTTATAAGTTAACCCCGTATGTGTGACGCCTTTGTTCACAATTTGCATCCGCAGTAAACGCGTCAACAACTTGGAACTCCTGTACCAGCGCTTGTAATACTCATGTTCTTCTTTCAAATGGCCTACCTGCACATGACAATCAAATTTAGAATGGTCCAAACACAACGCAACAGGGTTCGTGAAGCTCTCCCATTTCTCAACTATATCTGCAGCTCGCTCATCGAGGTTCCTGCTTTTCGCAAAAACCCTCGATCCTGTGACATCTCGGAGGTTATACGTCCTCTCCTCGACACCATGCAGATACCTTGCTAACAAAACACCATACCGTTTGTTCCTAAATTGTATACAACGGGGTGGGCCAAATTTGTCCACTTCACCGTCCAACAACTCAGATGGCTGCTTTAAATGGTACTTGTCGTCCTTGAGAAACATTCGAACTTCAGCGTCCTTCTTGCACAGTGGCTCAACGAGCAACGATTCCCAGCCCTTGCGATACTCTTCTCTTTTCGGCCCAGTATAGTGATCAATCACTGACTGTGCCGATCGAGGCTCCAATGGTTCATAGCCCCCATTGGCCTGGACCAGCTCATCCAGAGCAGCCAATATCTTGCCATTAAGCTTCATCGACTTGCCTGTACGGAGCTGGTGTCTCTCCCTAAGTGCTGATATCTCGTTGTTCGGTGAGTCAGAGTGTGTCCAAACCACTGACTCAAACGATGAATAATCAAAAAGTTTATGTGTGCTTCGCTTTCCTACTCGTTCGCACGTCTTCGCCCTGTAGCTGCAATCGGCC